GCTGCCTTCTTAGCCTTCTTAGCCACAGACAGAGCAATGGCTACTGCCTGCTTCTGCGGCTTGCCTTTCTTCATTTCAGCCTTAATGTTGCTGCTGACAGTCTTAGCACTGTACCCTTTCTTTAACGGCATTGTCTTAAACTTAGTTTAGGCAAAGATAGGTATTTAAGAATTGCTGCATACATGTCTCGCTGATTCTTCCATTTGTAAAGGTAGGATTTGGTGCTGCCCTTTTCAATCTTGGCATCCAGCTGAGCAATTTTTCTTTTCAGCCAGTCCATGCAGTCTTCATAATCGAAGTTGTTAGGTATATATTGGTAATTCATGTCATTGATGTAAGTGCCTATACCATCATAGGTGGCAGGTATTTGACTTATGTGGATTTCAGAAATTGGAATTTGATTCATAGTCTTTGAGATGCATAAGCGGAGCATCGAATCGCAAAGGTATTATTCCTGTGCTACCTGAGCGCATCTTGACCTGATCAATAAGGCATAGGCCAGCATTAGGCAATTCAGCACTGCCTACCTTGGTGGTGGCTGATGGCTCAAAGTAGTACTCAGGTCTTAGCATCATCCAGATGACATCAGCATCCTGCTCAACAGAGCCAGACTCACGCAGGTCAGACATTAGTGGCATCTTATCACTTCGTTCATCTACTCTCCGGCTAAGCTGAGATAAGGCTACTACTGGAATCTGGAGTTCTTTGGCAAGTAATTTCAGACCTCTGCTTATCTCGCCTATAATGTTTACTCGGTTTGTCTCTTTTTGATTGACTGAATTTACCAGACCGATGTAATCCACAAAAAGCACCTGCATTTTGTGCTTATTCTTCCACATGGTGGCCTTGCTCCGAATTTTACTGATGTTGAGATAGCCTTCATCACTGATTTTGATAGGCCATTTTTTCATTCGGTGGATAGCCTCATAAAGTGCAGTCTTGTCATACTGATTCATGTCTCCCTGCTTAATCTTATAGGCAAACACATTGCTCTCCTGAGAAGCTAATCTTTGGCAAAGTTCATGCTTGGTCATCTCAAGGCTAAATAAGCCAGAGCCTATGCCTTGCATTGCCAGATTGCGGATAAGGCTTACCACCAATGCTGTCTTACCTTGCCCAGGTCTTGCACCGATGACAGTAAGCTCTCCATTGGTCAGACCTCCGCAAAGTTTATCAAGTGCTGCTATGCCTGTCCGGTATCCGGCTATGTCTCCAGGCTGACTATTGAGCCAAATTTTAGCTGATTCATCCAGTTGCTTCTGGAAGTCATCATCAGACTTGGTGATGGTGCTGGCAAGTATGTTGTCAAACTTAGACTGATACTCGGAAAAAAGGTCGAAGATGTCTCCGGAATCAGATTGAGATTTCTGAAGTAGTTCTAAGCTAAACATGTAAACCTTTGCCTTTAGGTATAGCTCAATCAGTAGTCGGCAATGGGTTTCAGTGTGACCGGGCTGCTTGAGACTGGCAAAGACCTTGGATATTGAGCGCAGACCTCCGGCTTCTTTAAGTAGTCCTGACTTCTTGATTGTGGCTACTGTGGTCTCCAGGTCTACATGTTCTCCGGCATCCTGAAGAGCCTGTATTGCCTTGGCTATTACTTTGTGCTGATCAAGCTGAAAGCAATCAAGTGTAGGCAGGATAGAGAAAGCTGTGAGCCTATCCTCGGCTGATAGCATCATTGCTGAGAGTACTTGCCTCTCCAGTTCTTCGTTTTCAAATTGCATAGGTATTTTGGTTTAGGGGTTAAATGTAAAGGATTCGTGCATTCGGTGCGACCGTGCGCCCGGAACTTCTAAGGTTTGCTCGTTTTTTTTGTTTTTAGAGAAAGAGTTTTGATTTCTTGCCCATGTTGCCAGCCTTCTGCTAATGTCAAAGAACTTCTCAGCCTGATACCTCATCTTGCCTTTGCTATCCTTCTCCATCCAATATGCTTGAAAGTCTGCCAGCATTTGCTTGTCATACTTTGGCTCAAATGATGAGAGGTCTGATATATCTACTTTAACATCTACTTCTTCATTTACATCCTCATTTACATCTACATCTACATCTACATTAGCTTCCACTTTGCTTGCCTTCTGCTTCTGCTTTGCTTCGGTCTTGCTTCTGCTTTGCTTCGACTTTGCTTTGCATCCGCTTTCCCACTTAGTCCTATTTGCCTGAAGATTAGGCTTAATAAGTAGCCAGAAAGGGAGTGCTTGGTTGGACAATGTAGGCTCAATTCCATCAAGACCATACTCAAAAATTGCCCTGAATATCTCAAGTTGAGTGTCATTTGGCAGCAACTTAATTGCATCATAAAAACTCCTGTAAAGGATCATGCTATCTCTGCTTTTTTCCATAAAAACAAAAACCCCATCCGGCTTTCCTTGGTGACACCAGCCCAGAGATAGGCTGCCAAGTACTGACCGAATGGGGCTTTAATATTTTTCATTTCTCTGAATTTATACCCGGGTGTCAATCGGGGGCTTACGCCAGTGCAAAACTAACTATTTTTTAATTCATACTGCTCAATGGCCTTGAAAATCTGATAAACTACTTGAGGCACTATGGCATTGCCTCCGGCTTTGATTGATTCTGTTCGCCACTTAGAAAAGGTAATAGAGTCCAATCTGTTGGAAAGCCCATCATCTCCATCACAAATTGGGGAGACAGATGGGAACGAGTCCCAAGCATTTCGTTGATTTGACTGCCTAAATCGTCTCCCTTCCAATTCTCCGTTTTCCAATGAACATTTTTGTCTGAAGCTCTTGGAGTTGGCAGCATCGAATTTATTTGTGTTGCTAAGTTCGGCATTGTTGTTCCATTTGGATATTTTTCCATTCTCGTTTTGAACTTGTCCAAATCCATTACCTCCTCCCTTGTAGTTGGAGTAAGCAACAAACCAAACTCTGTCCCTTCGATGGGGAGCGTTGACGGATGCAGCTGGAAGTACATACGGTTGTACTTCGTACCCTTCATTTTCCAAGTCAGCTTGCACCTCGTGGAAAACCAACCCGTTTGACCAATTAACAAGGCCGAGAACGTTTTCGCCAACGACCCAACGTGGTTGAACTTCTCTAATTGCTCTAAGCATTTCAGGCCAGAGGTGTCTGTCATCTTCTTTTCCAAGTCGCTTTCCTGCCATTGAATAGGGTTGGCATGGGAATCCTCCGGTAAGAATGTCAATTCTGTTTGCATATTTTGTAAAGTCTGATTTGGTTATGTCTGTGAATTGTTCAGCCTCAGGCCAATAATAGTGAAGCACTTTCTGCCCGAATGGATTCCATTCGCAGTGGAAGACATTCTCCCACCCCATCCATTGTGCAGCCAAGTCAAAACCTCCTATTCCTGAGAATAGTGAGCCATGCCTCATAACTGCTTATTCAAACACATAAAAAAGAAGGCACTGATGGCAATGGAGAACACAATAAAGACAGTTGCAATGGTTCTCCAGGTCTCATACTTCCGGATGTATGTCCACTTTGCCTCCTCCATTTCAAAGAGTGATTGCTCCCAGAAGTCTTTCTGGGTCTTGGCTACCTCCATTTCTTTCCGCAGCTCAGCATTGGCTTCTTTATGGTAGTCTCTGCTTCGCCTATGGTTGTCAGCATTGGCCTGAGCCTTGGCTAATTTAGCCCTTAGTACTTCGATTTCAGTCAGTTCTTCCATTGGTTAAATTTTTTTAAAGATTTTTTTGCAAATAAATGGTCTAAAAAACGAATCAGCAAAACGAATGCCCAAAAAAATATGTGCAGCCAGATCCACTCAATGAAGAAGGTATATAGGCTGCTCATATAAAAACCATTAAAGAGTTCTTAAACCACCATAGGCTGGCAGCTTTGCGGAGTTGATTGGTCAGAGTATTCTCAAGGTAATAACCTCTTGCCTGCATCTGCTGCATTATATAATCATTGGTCTGGCAATTGACATGCCCATCACCATCCTGCCCAGGCACTGCCCAGCTAAGGATGATAATGCCATCCTCTATGCCATGCTTAATTAGGTTGTCCAGGAATGCCTGCTCAAACTCTGCCGGGATGTGTTCGCCTACTTCCAGAGACATTACGCACTTAAACTGCTTCAGCAGGTTAAACCGCTGGCTAAGGTCTTTGACCTGCCCAATGCCTCCAGATAATTGCTCAGTCCAAGGGTTGCCATCGTAAGCCTCCACAACTAAGCCATGCCTCCGGAAGAATCTGGCATACTCACCAGTGCCACATCCGAAGTCTACCAGGGTGTCAGCCTTGCGAGCTTTCAGAATCTTTAAAATTGCACCTGCCAGCCTGCTATCATGCGCATGGCCTTCCTTTGTTGGATTCTCCCAGAATCCTTTGTCATTTATTTTCATAGTAGTAATCAATCATAGTTATAACTTCATCCAATGACCAGGAGACAATCACCAGCCAGTTGGCAGCAACTAACTTGTCAAAAATTGACAACTGCTGATCTGATGGTTTATTGTAACCTACCTTTAGCTCAATAGCCATCCCGGAGTAGCCTTTGCGCTGATCCATTATAAGACAGTCTGGAATGCCTGCCTTTACTCCCATGCCCTTCAGCTTGCTTGCCTCTATTGCATTCCGGCTGCCACCATTTGGGCAGTGAAACCAGAATGCGCCTATGGTGTCCAGATAGCGAGCAACTGCCTTCTGGAAGTTATCCTCCGAACCGACATACTTCTTGAAGTCTGGGTTAGGCTTAATTATATCAGGAAGCTTCATGTCAAAAAAAAAGCCCGGCATAAATTTTTGCACTTAGTTTTGCAAACCTAAACCAAAAGAATGGACTTGTTAAAGATTTCTGACTTCTGCCGGAAGTATAAGCTACCTCCGCACCGATTCACCCGATATAAGAGGCTATTCCACACTGAGCAAGTGGATGGCTATGCCAAGCCCTGGGTAAAGGTTGATGACTGGAACTTGGCTCTTGTGGCTGACATCATGCAGCACACCGGCACTCGGAGGCGTAAGGACAGGCTTACCCTGGATGACTTCTGCCGGAAGTATGGCCTGACTACTTTTTACTTTAATAAGGTCTGCCACCGACTGAACTTGGAAGATCATAATGGGCAGCTCATGCTGGTGGATAGTAAGCATAATTATGCCCTCCTGAAGCATGGGAGGCTGATTAGAAAAAAAAGTTAAAATATTTTTGCAGATA